GTTGGTGAAATCTTCTTAGGTAACAAGCACAGCATTGCTACTCTCGCCATGCAACGCATGATGATTGGTGCAGTTGCCCGTGCTTATAACCCTGGCTGTTCTATGTCCTGGCTGCCCATCCTCGTGGGTGCTCAAGGTGTAGGTAAGTCTATGTTCTCTCGCAACCTAGTCCCTGACTTGTTGTTTGCAGAGATTACTACTCCACTAGATACTCTTATCAAAGAGCAGTACAGGCTGCACGTTGCTTGGTTGCTTGAGCTTCCTGAGATTGATAACTACTTCAACATCAGGAACATTGAGAACTTCAAGAACCTTGTGACTAGCCGGGTTGATGAGGTGCGTTATCCGTATGCATCTCTGCCATCTAAGTTGCCACGTCGGTTCGTGATGATTGGTACTACCAATCGCAACCAGTTCCTTGTTGATAGCACAGGCAACAGACGCTTTGTACCACTAGAGATTGGTGGTGGCTTTCAGATTCCTTGGAAGCAACTAGCTGAAGAGCGTGACAGCCTTTGGGCTGCTGCAGTTCAGGCATTCCGTAGTGGTGAAGGCTACGAATTCAACAGCGGTGAGATTGCTGCCATCTCTGAATACATTCAAGAGTTCGGTGACCCTGACCCCTGGATGGATAAAGTTGCTAGTTACGTAGCAATCCGTGAGGAAGTTACAGCTGCTGATGTTCTTACACATGCATTAGAGCTTGACCCACGCAACCAAGGTCGTAGAGAAGCTAGACGTATTGCTGATGTACTACAGACAATGGGATGGCGACGATTAGTCACCTCCCGTAAAGACCCAGTTACTGGCAAGTCTAAGTCTGTACGTGTATGGCAACGTCCTAAAGATGACCCTCTAACTGAAGACCATATTCTCAACGATTTTTAATTAAACTAACTACAAAGGTATAAATATAATGAACTCAAATGACATCAAAGTTGGCTTGCGTGTTGACATCGAAGGAAGGACTGCACTGGTTGTAGGTCGCCCTGAGTACTACACACCACGAGCCAAGCTTGTTCGTATCAAGTATGAAAATAGCACTCGCTATGAATACAAACTGAGCCATCAAATGCAAGCACTGCCTATTGCTCAGCAGTATCCACATCACGGTGGTACCCATGTAAAACCTGAAGGAGAATTCTAATGGCTGAAGCTCAACCCTCGAAGAAGCGTGGCGGTCACGCTTACGGTAGACGTGTAACTCAACTCTCTAACACTGCGGAAGAGGGTGAGCTTTGTCTATATACAGGTCACTCGTTAGGTAGGTTCTCTACCCACAGCATGCGCTACGACAGTCACCAAGCGTGTACTCGTTGTGTTGCATCTGCTCGTGAAGGTCGTATGTCATTTGACATTGACCGCTTGTTAAAGAAGCACCGCAAACGTGCTCTTAAGTTCTGGTCTCAAGTTGATATCAGTTCACCTGACGATTGCTGGATGTGGAATGGCTGCATCAACAAACGTACTAAGCAACCACAGTTCTCCTGGCGTAGGCACGGTCTTGCTAGTTCGACTCAACATCATCCACAACGTGTGGCTATGTGGTTCACCTGGGGGGATTTAGGCTATACAGGAGTCAAAACTACTTGCGGCGAAAAGTATTGCTGCAATCCATTTCATCTCATCCCACAGCACGTCGGTGTCTTTGTTGACCATGACAGCTACCTTGAAAGCTTTGAGCTTGCTTGTGAAATCCATACGCTTAAGCAGCAGATTGCTGAGTATGTATTAGAAGAAGCACTCAAAGAACAAGAAAGGATTGATGCTTCAACAGAGCTTAACGCTCGCGAAGACTTGATGCTGAACCCTGATACAGGATTTGGTGAACGCTTTGAAGCTGTCATGACTGACATGCTTGCAGGTAGGCATGCTTCTCAAGTCAACATTCACCAAGAAGGTTTACATCGAGGTCCAGCGGATAATGATGAAAACCCCACGGATGAATTTTAATTTACTTAACATCAAACAAGAGTCATTGAATTATGTCTAGACGAACTGACCTATTACAAAATCTTCTCCAATCTGATAAGTTTGGCGATGAGAAATCACAAGAACAAAAGTTTCTTGCAGCTACTGCAGAGCTTATTCTTACTGACCTCATCAACATTGCAATCAAAGGTGTAGAAGCACAGGGTGCAGGCTCGTTGGTTATCAATCTCATGAACGACTCCACGACATTTATGTCTGGTAGTTCTATTGAAGCTGATATCTATACTGCTGAGCAAGAAGAGGATGCTGACATCCTTGAGTTCTTGCGTGGACTGATGGAAGAAATCGACACTAATGACTGGTCAACAAACGTATTAATTACCTTGATTAGTGATGCTGGAACAAGAACATTTGCTGTCGAAGCAGGAGGGAGCCAAGAGAGCTTCAGCTCGATCGCAGCAGAATTTATCTGACAAACTTAAAGCTTCTGGATTGAAGCTACCGTTGTACCCAACGCCTCAGCTCATTGAGCGTGCGCGTGAAGTCATGGGTAGTATTGACTTTGACCCTACCTCTGACCCTGTACAACAGGTGCTTGTAGATGCAACGTCAGTTCCATCATTAGAAAGCAACCCACTTAAAGAGCATTGGCATGGGAACGTATGGGTTGCACCTAAGGGTGCTGTACGTAACTCCCGTATTTGGTTGAACAAAACTATTAATGAATACCGTAATGGCTACATCAATAGCTTTGTATTCTTTACCAGTGCATCTGAAATCATTAGAGCGACACCAGTTATCTGGGACTACCCAGTCTGCATCCCCTTCAAACGTATCAAGCAACTGCGTGCTACGTCTAATGGGTTTGAACCTGTCTGTCCATCCACTTGGAATGCCATCGTCTATGGTCCACCGCTAGATACCATGATGAATGACATTGACAAAGTCACACTGTTTCACAACAAGTTCCGTGATGTAGGTCGTGTTATCTACAATGAGTATGCAGGTGACAGCTGGGCTAAAGACCTAGAGTACTATGAAGAAAGCAAGGGGAATATCTAATGAGTAAGCACATAACTCCTAGCTACATGTATAACTTTCCATCTGGATTAAACATTCATCCCTGCCGATTGATTCAACGTGATGGCACATTGATGTGGAAGCACGCTCTTCTTTATGATGGTGAGCTTAACTTACCTGTCAGTGAAGCACACGAACAACACATAATAAAAACTGCTCAGCGCCTAGAGGAACTGAACAGTTGGGTGTCTCGTGATTTAGAACCATGGAATGGAATCAAAATCATTGCTTGGTATGCTCCTAAATTTGAAGAGCTATCCGAAGGTATTGGTGTTTATTTTAAGCACTCGCAGTATGCTACTAATGAAATATCTAATATCTTATCTGCACATATCCAGAGTCATGAGACCCTGGAAGCTAATGATAGATACGTATATTTTAAGCGCTGTTGATAGCGCCCTAACGGGCGCTTTATTATGATAGCGAATCTATTAGGCGGTTCAAATACCAACGAGCTTTCTCTGCATCTTGCTTAGGGTCATCCTTAAGCCAGAGTCGCAGTAAATACTTAAGTGCTTGTGCTTGCAACATACCAGACTTAACGTCAGGTGCATCTTGAATAGCCTCTTCAATAATGTCAATAGCTTCTTGCGTACCACGTGTGTAATGAGCAGGGCTATTTACTTTGTCAGACTTCTTATACTCACTGAATTTAATTACATCATCGTTCAAGTGAAACGGCTCTGGCTGTATTCCGTAAATCTTGTCATTATTCAAGCTAGGGAAATACGTTGACCTTGGATTCAAATTGATGCGGTCCCATTCGTTGTACTGTTCCAGTTCCTTTTTAAACTTGTCGTAGTCCATTATGTAGTCGCATATAGTTGTTTCACTACCTAATATAGGAGTGAAAGTACTATTTTGTGGATATGATTGCACCATTAGGAGACCCTACTTATATTAAAAATAAAGAGAAATACTTTATGTCTATTGCTAAGGCTATTGGTCTAGCATCCACACATCCTAAGTCTCCTGGCGGATGCATTCTTGTACGCGACCGTGAGATTATTGGTGACGGTAGGTCTATACTTACATCGTCGAAAGTTGAAATTGATTGTCTGACATATGCCATTGCAACATGTTCTAAGCGAGGCACTCCAACAGCTGGTGCTTCCGTTTATACAACTCGTTATCCCTTCTCTGCTTCAGTCTTCCAGTGTTACCTGATGGGTATCAAAAAGATTGTTGTCCTTGCACATGAATGGGAAGCCTATTACAAAGATGAATTCCGTAGGGCTGCACGCCTTGCACGGGAATTAAGCATCGCTATCGAACCCCTCTTCGATGAGGAAGACCCACGCTTTGGGGTTAACAAAGCACCTAAACGCAAACTTGAAAAAGAACT